CACCTGTATTTTTCAAGCGTACTGGAATGTAGATGAATTCAATTGCTTTAACTGGCTCAATTGCAATATCAATATACAATTCATTACGGTCAATACGATCTGGTGTGTTGTTAGTTGTATCACAAACTACTAAGTAATCATAGATACCACGTTTAGCAACTACATCATTAAGTACTGATTCAAATGCTTGTTTAACTTGGTTACGTGTAATTGTATCGTTTGGTTCAAATATGAACGGACGAGCAACTTCATCTAATACTTTACGTAAGTAACATACTAAACGAGCAACGTTAATACGATCCATTGCACTAGTTGATGCTGCACGAGTTTTTTGACCATAGTTTACTAGACCAACACCCGGTAATACTGTTAATGGGTTAACTCTTTGTGTGTACAATACATCACGCAGGCCGGCAGTAACACCAATGCTACGGAATGAATTACCGTCAGTTACATCAACATAACCAATCGAACTAACATTGTCAATTAAGCCACGACGTACACCAGCTGGTGCAAACCATGGATAGCTAACATTGTCGCTACGGATCATTGTACGTAACATCATGTGACTTGGCGGAACAACAACACTTTCGCCACCTAAGTCTGTACCTAGACCAGCTGGATAGAACACACCTAAATATTCACTTGAGCTTACTAAACCGTTTACACCGTTGTCTGATGCAAGATTTTGATTGCTTGCCCATGCTTCAATTTGTGTTGACGCTGAATTTAATGTAAGTGGACTATCACCAATAATAAATGCAGTTTGTTTACGATCATTATTTAAAGTAATCATGTTAGTGATTAACTCTGGATAACCAGGAGCACAAATTAAGTTAAATTGTACTTGTTCTTCACGTAATGCAACACTTGATTCAATTGCTGATTTCATAGCTTCAACAATAACATTGCGAACTGCTTTATGTCCAAAGTAAGGAACTAAGTTTTGATCAACACCACTGTTACTTACCCATGCAGCAACTTCTGTTGGAGGATTAACTTCATCTGAAAAGTATGTACTTTCAAAACGTTTTACACCATAGCCACTGCGGCGTGTGTTAAACAGTATTGTACCGCGAGCATATAATTGATAACTAGGGCAATCAAGATCGATATAGTTACTTGATGCTAAATCAACAATACTAGGAATTGCATCAACAATTGGATCTGTACTATCATTTGTACCCCAGCGTGCGTCAGCAAATACTACACCGTCGGCACTGACTTGATCTGTGTTATCTAATAATTCCCACACATTTGTATCAGTATAACGATAAATTACAGGATAGTTTTCTAAGTCAAGTGTATCAATCCACAAGTCACCTGGTACTAACTGTGCACCACCAACTTGTGTAGTTGGTCTAGCTGCTGCTAAGATAGGACCTAGCGGATCTGTTGCACTTAGATTATATCCACGTGCATCGTTTGTTACAGTTTTATAACCTTTCCAGTTAGAACCATCGTTAATCATAATATCAACTTCAAGAGCTGTATTATAATACCATAATGTACCATCTGCTGGGTTACTAAACGGTTCTGTAGTTGAATATGTATAAGTTAGTGGAGTAAACGGACTAGCCAAATATACACTACCCGCTGTAATTACTTGCATATTACTGTCAGCCGTTAATCCCGCGTCAAGTAGTGGAGTACCCGATGTTTGTGTAAATTTAATTGTACCACCGGCAAGATGACTAATACTTATAGCGCCGCTAGTTTCAACTAATGCTGAAATATTAGGCAAATTAGCCGCTAGTATATCAGCTACTAAACTTTGCGCTGTTGTGCTGCTTAGATTGATAGTTGCAGATTCTATAATTGTACTACCTGGTACGCTGACTTCCATAATAAATGCATCATTTGCGTCAAACAAAATCGGCGAAGTTGGAACTGTACCTGTTATTTTTACAATGCCAGTTACGTTTTTAACGTACGGTTTGAATGTAGCAGTTGATGTTGCTAGTGTATCATATTTAACATATACTGTACCAACACCTAATTGACCGCCGCCACCTATTAGATCTAATCCCTGTATTGCATCAGTATCGCTGGCATACAATGGAGCAGCCAATACTTGCCAAGAATTTAAAGTAGCACTGTATTCTTTAATACCCCAGTTTGCTCCGTTACCTGTAGCAGATGTTTTGAACCACACACTGCCGGCTGGACGAGGTGTAACATCACTGGTTCTCCACGCAGGAGCATTACGATACGTATCAAATGTTATTGTTGGGCTGTTAAATGTAACTACGTTTGCACTAGTAGTATTAAGCAGGCCTAATGGTACAGCGCAATCAGTTCCACCAATTGTTGTTCCCTTAGCAACTGTTAATACACCATCTGCCGTAACGCCATCACTTTTTGATAGACTGTTAATTCTAATTTCAAGTTGACCAACAACATTGACCGTTGCTGACACCCCAGGGATAGCCGCAGTATTAATATCTGCCGCAGCTGATGTTACTGTAGTTCCTGTCAATGATACGTTGATAGTGTTTAATACCATTTTGTGTCCAACAGTTAATGTTGGATTAGAAACTGTACCTGAGATAGCCGGAACTGCTGTTTTCCACGCATCACTACCAACTAATACCCAAGTATTATCGTATCGTTTAAAATAAACTGGATTTGACGGAGTTGTTACATTGATAGCATAGCTACCAATTGTTCCTACTGACGATAACGGAACACTGCCGCTTAATTGTGCAGTATCAGTAATTACAGTTGGAGTTTGCAATGCAAATCCAGTAGTGTCTTCATTCCATTCGTAAATACCCCAATTAGTGCCGGCTGTACTTACATCTAGCCAATATGCGCCATCTGAAGCAGTGCCTGTTGGGCGAATGCTTGTACCAGTTAACTCGGACAAGTTAACATCAGCACGTTGAACGTATATTTGATTAGACACACCTAATGCACTGTATGCCGCAAGTAAACCATATTCATTTAACTCATGTGCATGAATTGGATTATCACCTGAGTCAACTTGAAAGTTAATGCCGCCGAAACCAGTAACTAGTTCACGTTGACTAGTAAGTTTGATTAGTTTGCCTGCATTTGCCTTTGTCGTATACGTAGCAGTATTGCCATCTGGGTTTATTTTATCTTGGTCTGTAGCCAGTAATACATAAGCAACTGTGCCAGTTGCGGTTGGTTGGTATTGGCTTTCGTCTATAACGGTAACCGATACGCCTGGGGAAATTAATGATGCCATTTTTAGTATCCTTATATTATAATACTTTAAAATATTTATCAGTATTATCAAAATCCAGTCTATTAAGGAGCCTTTGGCAAAGGTTTGCTATAAATACTGTATGGATTTCCGCCCTTTATGTCAGAGTTGTACTAGAAACCCCGCAGCAATTAACTATAAGCGTGGCGGAGTAACTCATTTTCGAACTCGTTGCAGTGGATGTATCAGAAAGAACAGAAAGCTATTACCACAGAAACCAACTTGGATGCTTGCTGGTTATAAGAAGAAGCCACACTGTGAAAAATGTGGCTTCGAAGCAAAGTATAAACAACAACTTAGCGTATACTACGTCGACGGCAACTTAAAAAATAATGCGCTACTTAATTTAAGAACTATCTGTGCAAATTGTCAAATTATTATTGTTAAAGAAGGCTTAGGTTGGACCCAAGGTGATTTGACTCCGGATTTCTGATATAATTAAATCTTCAGTATTAGAATATAGTTCTTCAATACTGCCATCGTTAGTCACAGTAACATCAAACTTAGTACCAATCCAAGCATACTCGCTCGGGTGTATACCTAATTTGTCTAGTTCACTCTTACCTAGTGCCCAGCCAATCTTTTTCATACCGGCATTTACAGTTTTAGCAGAATTATACCACTCAGGTTCAGTGCCGCGTTTAACACGCACTGTTTTACCACCTAAGTTCTTAATCATTTTAATTTCGTTTGGAAAGCGGCAATCTGAAATCACAATGTCTTCGTTTGTTTTACGTAGTTTATTTTCTAGACTTGCTATCCATATATCAGTATGGAAACCTTGACGACATACTTCCGTGCCCCAGTTTTGCAGTACCCAACGTGGAGTTAGTTTTGGCATTTTTAAGCGTTTGGCCCACCATGGATCTACTCGTTCGCGCCAGGCTCTGCCTTCTGCACTGCGTCCTTCTAATAGTTCACGGTCCCAACCAAATACTGTTGCAACTGCATCTTTGAGTGTGCCAGCAAAGCTCTCACGTTTAAAGCCGTGCTCTGCTACTAGGTAATCTGCGATTGTGTCTTTGCCTGAACCGATGAAGCCTGTCACTGATATAATCATACTATTCCTTTCTGTATATAGTATATTATACTTTTTTTATTGCCAGGTGTCAATTATTGATTTAACCAGTTATCCAAGTTAAAGGGGTGCCGCCGTCGGCATAAGTTGATATTTCAGCATCAAGTTTATCTAGCAATGCCTGTCCTTCTGCTTTAAGTGCTGCACCATTTAAACTGCCACCGCCTTGTGGACCAGCAATAGTAGCAAATTTCTCACGTGCTTGACCTATACTCATCATCACCAATGCATAAGCATAGTCTTGTATCCACGGATATACCTGCGGATCGTTTAACAACATATTATCAGGTTTAACATTGTATACCCATAACGCAACACTTTCTACCGCAGTAGAGTTTGGTCCTTGCCAAGGTTGTTTGCGCAATACTGTTAATTTTTTAGTTGCTTTATTGAACGTAAAGTTCATGTAGCCACCAAACATAGTCATTGCTAGCTCTTGGTATTGTGTAAACAATTCGTAGTTAGCAAGTCCACCTACTCGTCCTGCCACTAACATATAAGTGTTTAAATATCCACTTGCAAATGGTTCAAATTGACTAGCTGTAGTACCTGTTACACTACCGATACCACGACGAAATATTTGTCTAACGTCCATAATCTCACGTGGTAATATGTATTCTTGTGTTTCTGGTTGTAAATCTAAGAACGCATAGCTTTCTTCTACTGCGTTTGAACTGCGTTGACGATAACGTATAAAGGCCTGCTTAATACCCATGTCATAATGTTCTTTATCTGCTTCGACATCAACAATTTGATCACCTAATCGTAGACGAATGTAATCAATGATATCGTTGCGTTGTTGATTCTCTGGTATCAGCGGAGTTGCATCATAAGCAATATGCCCAGCACCTGTACCGGTAACTGGATTGTATAAACTGTCTGTAGTTAGACTAAGATTTGCGGTTAAATTACCTGTTGCTGTTGCCATGTGAAATCATCCTGTTTCGTATATTTAGCACTAACAGGATGACTTTTAATGTTTATGCTACTTTGAGTAAAATAGTATCAAGGTTGATACGTCCATTTAGTTTAATATCAGTTGCTTTGATATTGTCTAAAAACTTACGCAATTCAATCTTGCCCGCGGCTAAGAATTCTTTTAGCTGCACCTCTGGCTTACGTAAAGTTTTTTGTACGCTTGTAGACTCGTTAAAACCTGTTATAGCAGTACCTTTAACACCAAGTGCACCACCCATATCTTCTGCTATGTATTTGCCTAGTTTACGTGTCTTAATATTGTAGACCCAAAGCTCGGTGGCGCCTATGATGTCAACTGGGTTGATTGATACTAGTTTGTTAGCGGTATCGTTTTTAGCATACTTGAGTTTAGCAATAAGTTTTTCTTTTTGTGGTGGCTTACGCACTGCCGCTTTCTTAGTTGCTTTCTTAACTTGTCCATACTGTGCAATGCCGTCAAACAATCGAGTATAGAAAGCATCATAACGTTTCCAGTCTGCCGCTTTCATATAGCTGTATGCTTCTTTTAAGTCTTCGTCGCTTGTTGACTTAGCTTCTGTAATTTCAGCATAACGACGTTCAAAAACAGCCTGTATTTTACCTAACATAGCCTGTGGTACGCCTTTACCACTTAGATATTCGTATGCTTTCGGATCTACAGTTTTACCTTCATACAAACTATCTTCTAGCTCTTCAAAGTGTAGGATATGAGTTTTCATAATCTCATTCATACGGTCTTGAATAGTAGGAACCTTAACTGCTGGTTTGGTTTTATCTGTTATTTCTTCAAGTACCTTAACATCGTTATCATCTAAAGACAATGCTTTAGTCACAGCACCAATGATGTATTTGATTTCACGTTCACGTAACGGCATGCCTTTACTGTGTGCTTTAATTAAGGCAGGTGCAGTTAAAGGAGTGTAGCCGTCTGTGCTTTTAGCAAAGCGTGTAATAGTTACAGCATCTAGTTTATGGGCAACACCTGCTGTCTGCTTTAACCACTCTACCAAATACTTTTTAAGCTCTTTGCTAGAATAGAAATAGTTGTAATAGCGCAAGCTCTTGCGCATCTCGTGATCAAACTCTTCATCTGTAAACTTTAACGCACGTTCGGTATCCCAAACTGGCTCACTACCAACTGCTTTTTCATCAGCAAAAATAGGATCACGTGTTGCTGTCTTAGCTTTTTTCTTTGCTCCGTCAATTTTAATAGCCATTTGTTATTCCTTGTTAATAGTTTATATATAGCATTATACAGCCATTTGTTGTATTTGTCAAGCTCATCCTGCCAGTAGAACTGCAAACGTTATCATACGTTCATAGTTTGCTATCTCTTCATTGACTTTGTCAACTAATTCTTTATGTAGTCTAGTCTGCTTTTGGTGTCTGCGACAATTGATTTCTTCTTTACTTATATCTTTAACCATTAGTCCAATATTATGACTGATGTTCCACATTTCGTGCGTGTACTTTTTCATTTTATGTAATGGCGCTTCTAATGCAGTCTGCACTTCTGGCCAATCTAAACTTGATTGTATTTCATTCATAAAGCAAGTATA